GATTAAGATGTATAAGCCCACCCTCGACGTTACGTCACCGAGTACTGGATCAGGTATTCAGCCAGCCCCTTCTGTCGCTTATACGCTTCAGTCGGTAACTGACTTCTTCCTGCCGGCGCGGTCGACTTTACAGGAGCGCAAAGATCTGCTTGCTTTGCAGTTCAATGCTCTCAACCATGCCACGATTAAAGATGTGGTGTGGAATTTATCGAACATCTTCTAAGATGCCTCGTAAATCTGTAAAGTTGCACTCAGAGGTCTACCATCCCGGTGGACCTACTTACATTGGGATAATCCTATGTCTGACCATCGTCCTTGCCCTATTGGGCGTACTCGCGTTGACCACTCTTGGAATGCCGAAGTTTTCCTCACAGCCTTCACAGGCCATGTACGAGAACTCTCTAAGCAAACCCCATCTGAATCTGAAAGATTCGACTGCGAATGGCTACTGTCTCAGTATAAAACAAAATACTGTGATACAACCACCGCTCCCGAGTCTGTCAGAAGATCCCGAGCCTTCAAAAAGTTCGAGGATACAGAACGAGTGTGTGGACTCCGAAATAATCAGCGAATAGAGTTTAACTTCGATGGATCTATACCAGATCCATCGGTTCATGCCGCAATCCATGCTGCACGATTAAAAATAGCTAAAATTCTACGTCGCCCCGATTGTGAGGACCCTTCTGGGTTCTCCTCGGATCCGGAGTTTCACTTAATGTCCAGAGGGTTTGGCTTCGGCCCCGGCGCTTCAACACGCCTGGGTCGTAAAACATCTTCCCTCTATTATAAGCTTCAGGGTATTCCCGAAGTAACGCTTAATTGTCGGAACCTCCTTAATTATGTCGACCCGCGTATTTTTAGCGAAGTCGCATTGGTTGAGGGTAACCGACTTACTACTGTTCCAAAGAGTTCTGACATTGATCGAGTGATCGCTATCGAACCTGACTGTAATATGTTTATACAGAAAGGAATTGGTCGGTTACTTCGATTGAAGTTAAGACACGCTGGCCTGAACCTGAACACGCAACAGCGTAATCAGACTATGGCGCTGAAGGGAGCAAAGGGTGGTGTTTTAGCCACCGTTGATCTTTCCTCAGCGTCGGACTCTGTGTCGTTGTTTTGCGTTAAGGACTTGTTCCCGCCCGCGTGGTACGACTTACTCCTAGAGGCCCGCAGTGAATGCGGTACTATAGATGGTCGCAGTATTACCTTTGAGAAGATTTCTTCCATGGGTAATGGCTATACATTTGAGTTAGAGTCCATGATTTTTTGGGCTATAGCTCTCGTGTGCAGTGAGTTGTCCTCTTGTAGTACGGTTGACGTTTGCACCTATGGTGATGACATCATTGTAGAGAAAAACGCAGTTCCATTACTTAAAAAGGTCCTGTTTTATTACGGGTTCACCTTTAATGACAGTAAGTCATTTGTTGATGGAGAATTCCGTGAGTCTTGTGGAAAACACTACTACAACTCACGGGACGTCACACCGTTCTATTACCGGGCTCCCGCCAGAACTATCTTCGACGCCTTCTTACTGCATAACAATGCTTTAAGATGGTATGTGAAGCACTCTGGTGGTTATATCCCGTCTACAGTCTATGACCTTTTCAAGGGTTACAGGCGGATGACTGGACGTAAATCGAGACCCGCTATCCCCCTCTTCGGCCATGACGTACATGGCAATTTGATCACCTACGGCGACGGTGCCTTTGCTGGCACCTTCGACGAAGTTCGACCGAAGAGAATGAGACAAAGGAAGAAATACAACTTCCCTATGTGGCAGGAGTTTTTTACAACTGCCTCTTTGTCTCGTGTAAGCTTAGGAGAAGAAGTGACCGACCAGGCAAGCCTGGACGCTCATCTATACTCCCTCGAGTTTGTCAAACCCGAGCCTATCCAGAAACATACCAGGATAGAGATAAAAGCTAACACACATCCGCAATACATAACGGATGGCAGGATAGGCACAGATGAAATCAGTCTGTGCGTGCAACAGTGGCACGATTCCTATACGATAGTGTAGGATCGGTTTTTGGACTTAGG